ATGGACCTTATTGATTTTCTGGGAAACCTTTGCAGCGCATTCAGTAACTATCAAGGCTATGAAAAGCCTCGCCGGGTGTTTACCCGAAGATTCGTTGCGTTCTGCGTATTTGTGGCTGTGTTTGAGCTGATTGCGCTGAATCTTTACTACGCATAGTCGGGATTGAATTTGAAGGATTCAGCAAAGATCGCTTGGCCGGAGCGAACCCAGATCTTATTAAGAAACTACCGTGTAGTTTCGCGCGGGTACAAAAAAGCCGATCTATCTGATCGGCTTATGTGTCTGATTTTAATCAGGAATAATGGTCGGGACGGAGTGATTCGAACACTCGACCCCTAGCACCCCATGCTGGGGACTGTAGCAATCCAAGCAATTGTTTTATAAGGATAAAACAAATTTTTCAGAGTTGCAAAACATCCGTTTTTTTGTATTTATGCAAACGGAAACACGTGGCCTCCGGCAGAGGTTTTGCGCAAGCGCTGGACTGCCTCAGTCTCCAGGATTTCTAGGCAGTGTGGTAGGTTTGCAGGCCACATAAACCCGATCAAGGAATGAACCATGTTGAAGGACAAGGTAAAGCTCAACCCAGGCGAAGAGTTAAAATTCGAGAGCTCTCGTTCAAAGGGTTTCATGGCGGAAGAGGATATCAACGAGTACTCCGTCGTAAACGCTGACGGACAGGTTGTCGGACAGGTAACACACACCGATCACACGGCGGTGCGAGGCTTTAGAAGAACTCAGACGGTCCGCCAGACTGACGTTAATGGAAAGGTAATTGTCGACGAACACTGGGAAGGCGCATAGCAACCTTCTGTTGCGTGCCTAGCTTTCCCTTTTAAGCCGGCACGCAAGCCCACCACCATGTCAAGGTGACTTCGGAATTACCGTAAGCTACTGATATCAAAGGTAAACCACCCTAAAACAAGAGGGTAAAAAATCGCCATTACACCCTATAAGAATCAACAACTTAGCGCTGTATTTTCCTACAGTGCTTTGCCCTCCTACGGCGTTCTGCCGACTGAACACACACCCTGCTACTCTGGTTTACTCCACAGAGGAAACCGAAAATGCCCAACTCTGACCTGATCCCTTCCCTTCTCTTCAAAATCAACGAAAACCAACTCGCCCTCGAAGCCGCCATCATGGAATTATCCAACTGGGTCGAGCAGCGCGGATCGGCCGATGTGGCCGAGAATGTCCGCGGTGCCCTCTGGGCAATCGACAAGAACGAAGAATTCATCAAGATGACCTTGGCAGTTTTAATGACGCCCGACTGACAGCTCGTCGCCTCTCCCTCGCCCACCTGCCCCGACTCGATTACTGTACATGCATACAGCTTTTGTACAGCGAATCCCGCAGCATGAATTTCGACCAGGCAAAAACCCTACGGCTCCAGCGATGGCGCGCGACTCTCGACGATCAGGACTTCCGTATGCAAAACCCAGAGGGGCATCGGGAAACCCTTCACGAGATGGCAGCCTCGCTCCACGATGAGGGCCTGATCGCCCAGCTTGAACAGTTCGACATGAACGAAATGGCAGACGCAGCGTACTGGCATGCCGTCGAGGAGCTGCAGAACTCGTCCGGGCACTACCGCGGCGCCTCGACCTATGACGTCGTTCAGATCGACAACGGGAATCTGCTGGGCACTATCAGCCGCTCAATCTTCAACTTCGAAAGTGATGAACCGCGTGGCGCCTCCTTCGCTTATGACGGCAAGGTCTACTCTGACGCGGACGGTGTGCGGCTGACCCTTGGTCTTTCTCCGAAGATTGGACGGATTTCAGGCCTGGTGCTGGAAATGAATGGTCGCCGATATCAGTTGGTAGAGACCGAACGAATGATCGCTGGCGTTACGCACCAGCCAATTTCCGATGCCGATGCTTACCGAGCGCTTATAGATGCAGCGCAAGTCGCGCATGAAGAACGGGATCTGCGCACCTTTGAAAAGGTGCGGCCTCATATCGAGTCGGCAACTTTCTGCATCTGCCCTACCTGCCTCGATCGCTTTGATGCGCGGGACGACTGCCCGACCTGCGCCGGAAAAGGCTTTGTGACAAAGCCGGCAGCAGCGGGTCTACGGTCAAAGATTGAAGATTGACGATGTGTGGAGTAGCTGGCGTTTTTGGTCTGGGGGTTTTAAAGGGTTTCAGGGGGCTTCCCCCCCCCTAAACACCCCTCGAAAACGCAAGAATGGTACGAAAAGTGGTACGAGGTTATTTGAGGAGCTTCAGCATAGTGGGTTGGTGGTTCGCAAAAGCCTCACATCCATGCTGGATCATGTTAGACGCTTGGAAAGAGTCTTCAAAATTAATGCAGTTTGCTATTACGGTGGCATCGCCGCCTACATAAATGGCAGACGCCTCCGCGTGAACCTTTTCCGAGACATTGGTATGTATATTTACTATCAACCCATCAAAATAAAATCGGTAGCTATTTAGCATCAATGGCCCATTCCCGGCGCCAGCATCTAGAGGGGTTGTCATTTTTAGCGGGCCAAGATTGTGGCGCGCCCCACGAGTTACCATCTGAGTCAGGTGTACTGGCAAAAAACTCAAAGGATAAGGGTTGTTATTTACAACCATTAGCCTAAGTTTTTCCAGCGCACACTCCTCTAGTTCAATATCTGCGTATTGTGGCATATCAGATGCCGCAGCTCTCCAAAGTAAACTGAGGAAAAACACTCGTAACTTTAGGACGTCTAAATTCGGAACTAAACGGACGTATTGATCGGTTTCCGGATATGGAATTATATTATCCTTGAGTACCTTTTCTTTACCCCAACCACTCCAAACTAAGAGCGCCTTGCGGAGTTCAGTCGCAGCAAAGCTATCCAAATCGGCGAGAACGTCTTCCCCGGAGCGTGTGACCAGCTCACGGTCATACCAACTGGTCGGCCTCCTAGTCGGCCGACCGCCCGGTGCTCCATCGATAAAATAGCACCCCTCACTCGGAGCGGAGAACGCCAGGGGAATCATGTGTGATTTCACAAACTTCCCGGGCTTCAATGTCAGCTTGCATGTCCCTATCGTCACGATGCGCTTCCTGTGATGAGCGAACGTTAGGGTGCCCTAATTTCTTCTGCTCGGCAAAATGACAGCGCGGACTTTAGGAGAATTACATCGCTGATAGATTTGCGGCGCGCTAATGGGTAATAGCCTCGATATATGCCTGGCAAGCCTGCAGCGCGATCAGTCCCCGGTCACCGGTGTCGGTGATGGCGATAATTCGTTGAGCATGCGCCGGGTCAAGTCGGGCGCGTACGGCTGCATGATCCACGCCGCCGGCGCCGGAGGTGGCTGGCACACCGCAGCCTTTGGCAACGTCGGTTGCGTCGAGGAGGACTGACAACCGCAGATCAGCAGTGGCAAGGCGATCGCGCAGGCGATCTTGGTCACGTTGGGCATCGGTCATTTTCCTGAAATGGGTTTGTTCGCTGGCCGACAGCTTCTGCTCGAGCGCCAGCCGCTTATCCTGCTCGGCCTGCTGAGCGATGGCGGCGGACTGGGTCAGTTGATTGAGGGTTTCGGCATTTAATCGGGCTTGCTCCGCCAACTGCTTCCCGTAGCGCCAGTCCTGAAACTGCCAGGCGCTACCGAAGCCGGCGAGCACAAGCACCAACACCCCGATCAACTTCCACGGAACGACCATCACGGGACGTCCTTGAAGAAGACGTGCCCGCCCAGCTTGAGAGTCTGCTTGGCCTTCGCCGTCCAGCCCGGGGCTTTAATGCTGGCCGCGTAGTAGTGCGTGGCACCGCCGGTCGGGTCTGGCACCTTGCCGTCGATTGCCTGGTCAGCAGCGATCCGACATTGTGCCAGCTCGCGGAACGGGATCTGTTTCACGCCGATCAGGAACTGATAGTTCGGGTCGGTCTTGTTCCAGCAACTGAACTGGTAAAGGCGCCGCCGTTGGCAAACATCTGCACTCCGTCGCCCCACGCCCCGCCATCAGCCTGGAAGTAACCCAATAACGGTTTCGCCCGGGCTGAACGCAGTTGCCGGGCGCTGCTGCGCACGAACCACGTCGCGGTAGTGAACATCGACCCCAGCGGCAGCCAGATCATGGCGAACTGGAAGAGCTGCCGGCAGATCCGCAGTCTGGCGATCGCCAACGCGATCTTCGATTTCTCCTACCGATGGACGATCTACATCGGTGCAATGTGTCGCGATGAGCGCGGCGCCGAGTACATCAAGTCGGTGGAGATCTCGCCCGAGGGCATCTACAAGGTCGAGCGCCTGACCGATGCCATCGAGCATTACTACTTGGAGCTGCGCAACAGCGCGAACCCGAACCATCTGGTGGCGTCAGGCTGGATCGCGATACCCGACAAGGTTTCGATGGATGAAGCCCAAGCCGCGAAGCTGTTCTACGCCGCCGGCGCCTGGCATCAGGTGAAGGTTGCAGCGTGAGACGAACCATAAACCGGGCAGCCACGCGCCGCCGACAGACCTGGCTGGACTTGCCGGCCAGCGGAATTGAAGAGGTAGGCCATGGCCAAGACTGGACAAGAACGATCGGCGAAGGCCGCGCTGAAACGAATCGAGTTCGACGAGAAGGAGTTGCGGCACCGGCTACGACTGGGCACCCGACAGAAGCTTGGAGAGCTGATGGCCTGGAACGAAATCGAGGAAATCAGCGAGGCGGTGCAGAACCTGATTCTCAATGCTCATGCGCTCGGGCCGACACTCTCATATCAGGCGATTGAGAGTCCGCGCCACAATATACAGGTAAGTGAAAGCGTGGCGCGGATGATTCGCTTCGCTGGCCAGCGACAAGCGTCTCGACTAGACGCTGAAGAGTGTTGATGCTTTCGGTACAGCAGGAGCTTTGGTTATCGCTTAAGATTTGGATCAAACTGCCTGAGGAGTACTCAGTACCTTCCGCAGCACTGCGATCAACAAAGAGTAGCTTTGAAACTCATCATGCTCATTCATGAGCGTCTCATTCGAAGCTGAATATATCCCGCCATCTGACGATACGTAAAAGCGTCCCACCTCAACGCTACGATCAGCCTCAGCCGATGGAGTCAGAACAATCGCCTCAACCCGGCAAAACTCGTCAGTTGCAAGCACACCGAAAATAACGTTGAAGCTCTTTCCAAGAACGGTCCCTGTAACATTTTTCGTTTTTTCATCAATCTCGATGCTCGCGTTGCCGCCTAACATTGACTGAGTAAATCCAGGCCAATGAGAGATAATGTTCAACAAATGCTGCTTAGTCACAGCAAGCATCCTGTTGTTTCTACCAAGAATGCCGTTGAAACAGTCAGTGTCGAACTCGAAATCTATCTTTTCCATCGTCTTGCTCCTTTCCGTGATCCGGCTCCATGCCGGCCACCCGTAATAACCCATCCCAGTCCAAATTGCCACCACGCCGCCCAGCGACGAGGGAGCACTTACAATTCTTGCCGTGGAAAAGTTAATTAAGCATCTAGCATAGCAAAATCCATATTTACAGCAAACGTGTCTATCGACTGGCCGGTCTCCTCACAGTACAAAGCAAGATCACTCCAGAACGGCCAATCACTAACCTCGTGCAACGTAAATACTAAATAAGATCCAGCACTCCAGTCATTTATTTCATCGATAGAGGCAACTGCGTAGAATTGCAACCTATTACCATAATCTAAAACCTCTTCCAGCGGCATCCTAAACGCGCCGACTAAATCATGCAGAGCAATAGCCCTCTCGCTCCATCCGTGCTTAACAACTACAGCGGTTTTTTTTACGCGCTGCATCCGAGCCAAAACCCTCCCGAGAAAAACACGTAACTCTAGAGGCACAGATTGGAACTTATCAATGTAAGCAGTGACACTTTGAAGATAATGAAACTTATCTACATCATCTAGCGTACCCCAGCAAAATGGGTAGAGCCCATTCATGTTTCGTGGCTTCGTGAATGAATGACCTACGGTCCAATCTTTGATGGAATCAAAAATGACCCTGCCCGGATCAGAAAACCTCAGCTCATGTTGGAGCTTCATATTCTTTAGGCGATCGACTGTATAGACACTAACGTCATTTGTAACTTTATGATGTTCGTGACACATCAACATCAGATTATCAAAGCGACGACGATCTTCATTGGTCATGCAAGGATTAAATCGTTCACCCCCTTTCTCAGCTGCCTCTATATGGCAAATTTGCGCTATAAAAACACCATCCGAATTCATAATCAAATGAGCACACTCAGGAAATGCACATAGGTTCCCTGACTTCAAAAACAACTCACGCAAAGTTCCAGAGAGTGGTGTTAGACGCTTTACTTCCTCAGACATTTTCATCTCACAAATTTCTCAGAACATACTCTGGGAAACTTCATACGCCTCTTTTTGGCAAAATGCCACCATGCCGCATCCGGCCACGGAGGGCGGCGCATGCATGGAGAAAGCCATGACCCACAACTGCGCGTACGTCATGCAGCACTATCAGGTACCCGCCGAGATCGGTCGCCGAGTCGTCGCCTACGGGAAGTCCGGCGTCATCCTGGCAGATCGCGACCACTACATCGGCGTCGTGCTGGACGACGACCCGAAGAAGCGTATCTGCAACTACCACCCAACCCACGAAATGCAGTACGGCGAGATGGCGGAAACGCTACCGCTCAAAGAATGGCTGGTCCTGCCGTTCAAGCATGACTGGGACGATCTCGACTGGAACCGCGAGGCCCGCGAAGATCTCGTCCGGGTCTGGGCTGCCACTCCAAGCCAGGCCAAATACAAGGCGTACGAGCGGCTTCAGGATTACTGCCACAGCATCAAGGCGATGTTGCACTTCAAGGTTCGGCGCGCCTGATCGACTGCATGCCCACTCGGCTCAGACGAGGCTCGGCGCATCAACCATCCGATGCTTCGACTCCATGTAGCTGGCCAGGTCGATCACCTCCCGAAGGAACACGACCACCTCCAGCGTCTGCGCGTCGCCCGGCAGCCCTATCCGTTTCAGCATCGCTTTAGCGTCCTCTTCGATAGCCGCTAGCGCATCTACATCGCTCTGTAACCTCATGTCGGCCTCCTGCCAGTGTGAGTTCAGAGATACATACCCCTCTTCTACGAATCACGCCAGCCGGCGAGGATCCCATGTCGCCTTATAAAATTTCAGGGACGACCGTCGTGAGCTTCTCAGGCGGGCGGACCAGCGCTTACATGCTGCGCCAGGTACTGGACAACAACGATGACCTGAGCGATCTGGTCGTCACCTTTGCCAACACCGGCAAGGAACACCCCGCCACCCTGGAGTTCGTCCGGGAATGCGCAGAGCGCTGGTCCGTGCCGATTGTTTGGCTTGAGTTCAGGGACAACGAGGCCGGCTTTGAGGTGGTCGACTTCGCGAGCGCAAGTCGCCAGGGCGAGCCATTCGAGGCGCTGATCCGCAAACGGAAGTACCTGCCCAACCCGGTGACCAGGTTCTGCACCATCGACCTGAAGATCCGCATCATCCACAAGTATCTGCGCAGCTTGGGGCTTTCGACGGAAGACAACCCGGTAGACATGATGACCGGCATCCGTGCCGATGAGCCGCGGCGTGTCGTGAAGATCCGCCAACGTAAAACAACGAGTGAAAGCAAGTGGGCAACCATGGTGATGCCGCTGGCTGACGCCGGTGTCGGGGTGCAGGACGTGACCGACTTCTGGGCAAGTGAACCGTTCGACCTGATGCTGCCGACCATCAACGGCAAAACCCTGGAGGGCAACTGCGACCTTTGCTTCCTGAAGGGTGCCAAACAGGTCTATTCGATCATCGCCAGCGACCGGCCCAAGGCTGAATGGTGGGCACGCATGGAAAGCTCGGTGGTGTCCGGGGGCAAGTTCACCGGTGACGGCGCACGCTTTCGCAGCGACCGACCCAGCTACCAGCAGATGCTCGACTACTCAGATATCCAATTCGACATGTTCGCCGACCACGACGAGGCCATTGCCTGCTTCTGTGGAGATTGATACTTAGAGATTCTGTTTTTGAGTTCCTGGATAGGCGGCATCTAACTTCTCATACACATCCAAAACACCTTTCTTAACGCACCTTCTAACCTCGTCCACACTAGAGAAATTAGCAACAGCTATATCAAGTGCCAATTTAGACAAAAGATCAACCGACTCCCGTGCTCGATCCCGATGATCAATCATACTAGTTAGTCGATTATAATTATCTTCATCCATGTCATTGCCAAACTCTTCACGAAACCTGAAGGACATATCATATTGCCGATCGAAATCTCTCTCATGCATGTTGATTCTGATCTCAACCAAACGCACGGCGGACTCTCGAGCTGTAGAAACCTGAATAGCCAAAGCGTCTCGATCAGATTGTGCGACCTGTTCCTGCTGACTCTTAAAAACTTCCAACTGCAATAAATTCATACGATCAAATTCTTCGCGCTGAGCATCCAGCAACTCGCGCTGCAAATACACAGTTTTCAACACTGCCAATAATGTAAGAAACGAAATTAACGGACCAAACACTCCACCGATATATGTTCCAAAAGCAGACCATTCGGAAGACTTGGCGGATAGCTCGCCCCCAAACTTAAATCGATACATATACAGAGCCACAACTAAAGCCAGTACCGCTGCAGCAACTATCAGAAACCCAAAGCTACATATGCTTCTTCGAGCCCGAAAAAATAAATCATCCATATCAAGTCCTCTTCCAATTCGCACAATCATACCGGCGAGGAGCCATCATGCCCACTACCTATGGAAGCGTGTGCAGCAGCATAGAAGCCGCGACACTAGCCTGGAAGCCGATGGGCATGCACGCCACATGGTTCGCCGAGATCGAACCCTTCCCCAGCGCGGTGCTGGCCCATCACTACCCGAACACGCCGAACCTCGGCGACATGACAAAACTCGGGGCCCAGGTGCTGGCCGGCAAGATCGCCGCACCGGACGTCCTCGTCGGCGGCACGCCGTGCCAAGCCTTCTCGGTCGCCGGGATGCGCGAAGGCCTCACCGACCCGCGCGGCGCCCTCACCATCAAATACGTGGAGCTTGCAGATGCAGTTGACTATGTTCGAGCAGGCCAGCGAAAGCCGCCCTGCATCATCGTCTGGGAAAACGTCCCCGGCGTCCTCAGCGACAAAGGCAACGCCTTCGGATGCTTTCTTGGCGCGCTTGCTGGGGAAGACTGCGGACTGCAGCCTTCAGGGAAGAAATGGCCGGACGCTGGTTGTGTGTATGGACCCAAAAGAACAATCGCGTGGCGGATCCTGGACGCCCAATATTTCGGCCTGGCCCAACGACGCCGCCGTGTGTTCGTTGTCGCAAGTGCTCGAGACGGATTCGATCCCACCGAGGTACTTTTTGAGCGAGAAGGCATGCGCCGGGATACTGCGCCGCGCCGAGGCGAGGGGCAAGACGTTACCGGAACAGCTCCTTTCGGCCCTGCGCTCCAGTGCGGATGCGGACACGTCTTTGCGGAAGAACTCGGTCAGTTCGGCTGCGTGAACTGCGAAGGCGATGAAGGCCCGGCGGTTTCGATGTTCGGGGGAATCCCGGCGTTTGGCGCTGGCAATTCTTCAGGCTCCATCGAGCGATCATCCACCCTCACCCACCACGGCGGCCGGCAAGACTTCGAAAGCGAAACGTTCTTTGTGCAGAGGGCGCAGGAAGTCGCGGGAACGCTGCGCAGCACGGATGGTGGTGCGGACGTCGACCACGGGATGGCTGGGCATCTGGTTGCCGGAACACTCAATGCCAATGGCAAAGCGGCCGGAAGTGCAACACAACAAGACGCCGAATCGGGTTTGCTGGTTGTGCACGGCACACAGGATCCCGATGTGTTGCGAGACCAGGCGCATCCTCTAGGCCGCAATCACGGACAGGAAAACGCAATCCTCGCCTTCTCGTGCAAGGATCACGGCGCTGATGCCGGTGAAATTGCACCGACTCTTCGTGCAATGAATCACTTGGGTAGTCACGCCAATGCGGGTGGCCAAGTGGCGATCGTCGCTGCGCTATCTCCTACGCTCCGATCCGGAAATATGCGCAACAACAGCAACCCGATAACAGAGGCGGAAGTTCTCGTCGGCGGCTCGAAAGTTCGCCGTCTGATACCTCGCGAATGCGAGCGCCTACAAGGAATGCCCGACGATTACACGCTGATCCCTTGGCGTGGAAGGCCAGCGCAGGAATGTCCGGACGGCCCGCGCTACAAGGCGATCGGGAACAGCAAGGCCGTGCCCTGCGTTCGCTGGATTGGCAGACGCATCCTCAAGCAAATTACACCCAGCCCGTTCGGATGATCAGCTCAGCCAGGCGTGCGAGAGCGGTGATCAGATCTATCAGTTTTATCAGTCGTTTCATGTGGGCTCCTTGGGTAACCGATGCGCCAAGGAAATGGTTCCTCAGTCTATAAGTGCCCAATTGATTCCAAGCCCGCTCTAACAAACCCTCATCCGTAATCCACCGCCCGGGCATGCCCCGGCATAGGACGCCCCATGCCCACAGAAAACAAAACGGCCGAGCCGCTGAAGGTTGAGCGCTCGACTGTGACCAAGCTGGTGATCACCGTCGCGCCGCGTCTCGACGCGATTACCGTGTTCCTCGAGGACTTCGGCCGCCGCGACTGCCCTACTGAATCCGACCAGAGCTATCAGACCGCCCAAGGCAAGATCACGATCAACTGCTGGGATAACAGCTGGAACGCGTACTGGGGCGGCATGGGCCCGCGCACCGTCGCAGAGTTTGTCGCCGACTGCGACTGGCATTACATCCTCAAATGCCTCAATCGCGGGATCAGCCCCACAGTATTCAGCGGTAACTCCCTTCACGCTCTGGCCAAGAAGTGCATCGTTCAGCGCCGCCGGCAACAGACAGGGCGCCATGAGTGGGAGCTGGGTGAGCTGAGTAAAGATGAGGCCCGTGAACTCTGGCATGACATCGACGTGCTGCGCAGCGTCGAGAGCCCGAGCGAATGCTGGCATCAAAGCCCGCTGCTGACCGAGTTGTTCGGGGATGAGTGGCATTATCCGGTTGGCGATCGCGCAGTCGAAGAAAACCACGACTTTAAATATCTACGACGCATCGTCGAGGCCGTTCAGGGAGCCCTGCGACAGGATCAACAGCATTCACCACCTTCAATCACTGCTGCTCAGCCGACCTGCCAATCTCTTCGCGCGTAGGCATTGTCCAGTCAGAGGCTCTTTTCTCATAGATTGATTGTTCCTGCGTTGCAGGCTCGTAACCAAAAGCTAAAAAATAAACTGCGAGTGAAAATGCGGCTAATCCAGCGCGGCCTACTGGATCCGCGTCCTTGGAAAGACGTCCGCCAGGCGCAACGTGAATGGCTGCTCCCCTTATAAATGCGAACACTGCTTGACCAAAAAACACCTGAATAAGAAGCACAGTCCAAAAACTCTTCCAATCGCCAATGAACCGAATACAGACGTTTAGAAGCGAGGCCGTGGTCATGAGCAAGAGCAACCAATACTGACAGCGCCTCAAAACCCCCATAACTCGATTGACCGCTCTCAAACCTAATACTCCATTCAGTTAGTTTTCAAATCAGCGTACTCAGATATTGGCCAACGCAGCGCGATCCTAAACCACAACCCCTCCCCCTTCAAAGTCAGCCGCTATAGCGGCAAGGGCCCGGCTTAACCCCTCACCACCTTCTGTCGCCACGCGCGGCATGGAGCATCACATGACAAACGCCACAGCGGCAAAGGCCAGCAGCATTCAACCGCGCTTCATCAGGTTTGGCGATGCTCCTGGTTACCTCGGCATGTGCCGGGACGAATTCAACAAAACAGTTCGCCCAAGCGTTCGGGAATTCCCGATCGGGAAACAAGGCGTGGCCTTCGACCGGATTGAGCTTGATGAATGGGCTGACGCCTACGTCGAGCGCAAGTCGGTTGAAAAGGCGGCGAATCAGGACAACAATCACCCCCGCAGCGAGCGCCAGGGTGAAGCCAAAGGAGGCAAACCATGGCGAGAAAAGCGATCTCCGGTCTCTACCAGAAAGGTGGAGTCTGGCAAATCGACAAGGTTTTCCGAGGTGAGCGACTTCGAGAAAGCACTGGAACTGGTGACAGGCAAGAAGCAGAGCAGTATCTGA